CTAAAAAGCCATTCTTTCATAGAATGCGTGTGCTATTACCTGATAAAATCCTATTACATAATTCATTCGTATAGTTTCCATTTCAAACGAAGGATTATTAAATTCAGGTAATGGGTCTGGTATAAGGTCTATATACCCTTCTTTCTTACTTCTTTTTACAATTTTTACAGTTCGTAACCCATTTTTGGTTACTATGGCGTATATTTCATTAGTAGGGAAATACTCCCACCATTCTTTAATTTCTTTAAGACCTATTACAGAACCACTTTTTATGCGTTTTGACATTGAGTTTCCTGTGAGCACACAAGCGAAGTCTGCCCCCGCAAAACTTGGAGAGCTGATAACAAACGAAGGTTTCACTTGTGAAAACATTTCAGGGGAATTAAAGCCTCCTGCAAAATCTACCTCATAGAAAGGTACTTTTACATTGGAAACCATATCATCAGTTATAAGCACTGGTAAAGAGTCGTCTTGTTCCTCACTCTCGTTATATTCGTTTTCTATCCTCTGAAAAAGGTTCTCAAAAGCTTCCAATATATCATCAGGTATATTCTCATCGCCATTGTCGTAGGCTTTGAGTTTTTTCATAGGTAAGTTGGTGAGTTCTTGAATGCGTTGCAAGGATAAGGCATATCTGTTACGCTCGGCTCTTAGGTATGTTTCCTCTTCTTCTTCGGGTTCTTCTTTAAGAGTATTTTGTACGAGCATTTCACCGTTGCCAGTAAGAAGCCATTGATAACTAATTTGAGGGAAAGTTGCAGTAATGGCATTTGCTAAATCGGCACTTATCTCGTTTCTACCATTTTTTATGTGATAGACTTTAACATTATCTTTTAGCCCTATTTCCTTCGCAAACTTATTATAACTCATTTTCAAATGTAATAATAGTTCTTCTAATCTCTTAGAACTTCCAGTACTAACATTTGTTTGTTTTTTTGAATTATTTTCCATACCTTTGCACTTTAAAAATTAAACATTACGTTGTTATGAGTAATAAAGCACCGTTCATAGATGATGATAAAATAGAAAGGATACTAAATATAGCAATGGTTATATTTGTACTTTGTGCATCATTTTTTAGTATTGTTTTTTCTATATTAGTAATTGTACAACTAATAAGAGGCTGTTAAAAGAAAATTGCTACATCTTTCCTATTATTTTTTAAGTAGATATCATTCCCCCAATATAGTGTTTCCCATATATTTCTAAATGGTTTTAGGAAACTCTGTTTTTTCATCTTTTATTGGATGTGAGAGTTGTTTTTTCAACGCTTGTGTTTCTCTATATTCTTTTGCTTCTGCAAGTTTAGTAAATTCTACCTTTGCGCCTAATTTTTTAGCCTCTTCTTCTATCCGTTCTAATGAAATATTAAAAAACTCCCTTTTATAGTTAGTCATATTCACTCGATTGTCTACGAAAATGTTATGCAGCTTTGTTTCAAGTTCTGGAGCGTTTTCTGAAAAAATCATAGCGTGAATATCAAATGGAAAAGGGACACTTGCATCACCAAGTTCTTTTACTCTGTCTGTAGGTTCAATCCTACGTGTCATCCCTATTTTATATACATCATCACCAAAAGCACCTATATTAGAAATTACATAAACATAACCCATTTTTGTTTGCTGTGCCATTGATATAGCTTTTTGTTTCAAGGTTTCAACCCCTGAAAGCCCAGCCTCAAGTTCCGCTATTCTTTGTAATAATTCCTCTTGTTTTTTGCCTATGGCAGTTCCTACTTCTTTACGTGCCTTTTCGAGGGCTTTTATATACATAATTTCCTCTTTTTCAGCCTTTATTCTTGCTGCTTCAAGTTCTTTTTCAGCACGTTCCTCCTCTCTCATTTGTTCTCGAATAGCCCTTTGTTCTTCCCGTTCTTCTTGTAACTTCTTTTTATATTCATAAGTTAGTTGTAGTTCCCATACTTTATAACTTTTATACGCTTCAGAAATAGCTAATCCTTGTTCCTTATATACCTTATTTATAGCTTCAAATGATTTATTCAATCGCTCTTCCAGTTTTAGAATATTATTCCAATCTACATTAGCTATAAAACTATCTGTTTCGCCGTTAAAAGCGCGCAACATCAGTTGTTTTTCCCTTTTCACCATAGCTTGTCCTTTTGAAAGGCTACCATTCCAAGTGATATTATGACCACCGTTTACAGCAGTATCCTCTTTTATCATAGCTTTAGCCTCATTCCTATAAAAAAGTATTTTCTGTTTATACTCCTCAGAAGTATCAAAACTGAAGTGAGGTTGATAAACTCCATACTCTGCCATTTCTAAGTCTTCTTCAAATACACTTATTTTCTTTTTTAATTCCTCATAAGTTACAAGAGCCGTTTGGTATTGTTTTTTTAGTTGTTCATATTGATTTAGAATTAATATTTTATCTTTCTCTATCTTATTTATATCATCCTGCAATTTCTGAGCTTCCCTTTCTAAATCTATTAATGGAGAATACTTTGTTAGAGATTTAGACAAATAATCGGTTTGGGTTTCTAAATCTTTCACCTTATTTTCTAAGTATTTTATTCTTTCTAACTCTTTTTTCTTCAAAAAATCAAAAAAACTCATATTTATATTTATTTAAAAATCAATTAATTAAAAAAAATATAACAAATAAAAACTAACATTTTTGTAAAAAATATTTGCTATGTTAGTAAATGTTTGTATCTTTGCACCGTAAAACTAAAACGTTAGAATTAACGTTGCAAAAGTAATAAATAATATGAGATTAACAAGCGAAGCAAGAAGTATTATTGTAAATCGTATAGCTGACTTCTCTATCGAGGTGGGTAAGCAGCCTGTAACTATTAGCCACTGGCTGTATAGGCGTCCTTATATGTTTTTGAAGATAGAAAATTACATCCCTTTAAAGAAATTCGTTCAAACCGACAATATAGATGATTTGTTCGAGTTTGAAAGTGAAGAAGAAAAAGAAACACTACTTAGTAAGTATAGAACGTTGAGATATGAACAAGCAACAGCACATACGACAATTAAAGAGTAAGATAAAAGAATTAGAGACTACAAAGCTATGTCTTGAATCAACAATAAGAACTCTCACAAATGAGATTATTCGTACCAATGACGAGCTTGCTATTGTGGAAGGTAGCAAGCCGTCTTCTAAAAGACAAAAGAAAGTGGTAGATATATCAAAGTATGAGGCTCAATTCTTTGCCGAGTGCGAACGCTACCGACAAAACAGCTAACAAAAAAGCGACACTTCCCAGCGTCGCCTTAACAAATATTAATTTAATAATTCTAAAAATTTTTACGATGGCAAAATTACAACAAAAAATGGAAACTACCAAACAAAATAGCCAAATTCTTCTAATTGACGGCTATGTAACCTATGAGGGCAAGCGTTATGATGAGTGCGTGCCTTTTGAAAGAGAGGCGTTTAACGACGCACTCGGACAAGAACTACACCCAGATACTGCGAGGGTGCGAGACGAGATATTCAATAACATTATTGAGAAATTGCAATCAGACCCTAACAGCAACAATGAGCAATGGGGGTTGTGCTACAAAGACAACTATTACGATTTTATCCTGTATGCTGATGCAAGAGGTACTTATAGCGAGAGTAGCAGAAGGGTAAATGGTGAGTGGTTACCTATTGAGTTTACAGATGAACAATGGGCAGAAATTGAAGACTTATTAGACATTGAAGGGCAAGTGCAAGAGATGTTAGCAGAAAGGCGATATAGAGAGGAGATAGCAGAAGAAGAGCGAATGCCTGAGCTTGCCGATTACAACGGTTATGGTTTCTTAACAGTTTAAAATCTTACAGCAATGAAAAAACAAGTAACAATATTAGAAGTAGGTAAATGCTACCGAGTGAAGTATGAGAATATTAGTTGGTGCATAAGAATTTACGAAAAGAGAGTCATTACTGAAAATCTTACACTATTGTCAGCCATAGAGGTAGGTTATACTTCTATTAATATGAGAAGTTACATATCTGCTAATATCTATCAACAAAATGAAAATAGCAAGTATGAAGTGCAAGAGATTAGCAATAGTGAATTTATGCACGAGTTTCGCTCAAAGCGTAATGAGATAAACAAACTGATTAGAAAAATCTCCAATTAATTCATACACGTAGAAAAGTGCCGTGTTATCCTTAAATCTGTACATAATTCATCACAACAAACGCACGGCACTTTCTTTTAAGAACAATAATTAACAATTAAATATACAAACCAAATGAAAGAAGAACAATTAATAACATTACAACAGCCCCCTATCATCATATACGAGCGTATCAAGGCGGTAGGGCAACAAATTGAGGCAAAAATCGCTGAACTGAACCTCGATAATCAGTTAGTAACTGAGGATACTTGGAAAAGTGCGAAAGAAACTCGTACGATGTTGCGCAAAGAACTTGATGTGTTCGAGGCACAGCGTAAGTTCATCAAAGAGCAGGTAAATGCTCCTTATGAAGCCTTCGAGAAAGCATATAAAGAGCATATCAAAGTACATTACGATAAGGCTGATAGTACGCTGAAAGCGAAAATAGACGAGGTGCAAAATCGCTTGATAAGTGATAAAACCACACGTATCAAAGACTACTTCGCTGAGCTTTGTCAATTGCAAGGTATAGACTTCCTCATATTCGAACGCTTGCCTTTGAATATCACTATTAGCAAGACTGATAAGAGCCTCAAAGATGAGGTGGCAAATTTTGTAAGCGAGGTAACTAAGAGCCTCCAACTCATAGAGAGTCTATCCGACCCTAATGAGTTTAAAGCCGAAGTGCTAACTGAATATAAACAAACGCTTGATGTTACAAGAGCGATACAGAATGCACAATACCGCAAGCAACAACGTGAGGCTGAATTACAACGTATCGAGGCTCAACGAGCAACAGCCGAGCAGGCGAGATTAGACGCTGAAGAGAGGGCGAGAGAGACCGCTCCTTTGCAAGCACCTGCACAAGTGACCAATGAGACACAAGCAGACGAAAACAAGGTTATACAAACCACTTTCACAGTGCAAGGCACAAGAGAGCAATTACAAGCCTTAAAACAGTACATCATTAGTAATAACATTCAAATATTATAACACAATGGAAAATCAAACATTACAAACAGCAGTGTTGCAAACGCAACCTTCAAAATCAAAAAACGGAGAAACAGAGTACAAAGTAGCGGGCGAGCCTGTTAAACTATCTTACAATATAGTACGCTCATACTTAACAAGGGGCAATGCAACGGTAACCGACCAAGAGGTGGCTATGTTCATTAGTATTTGTAAATACAACCAATTAAACCCTTTTCTTAATGAGGCGTACCTCATTAAGTTCGGAAACAATCCTGCTCAAATGATTGTTAGCAAAGAAGCACTAATGAAGCGTGCTGAAGCTAATCCAAGTTACGACGGATTAGAGGCTGGGCTTATCTTATTACGAAATAATGAGATAATAGAGGTTGAGGGTAATTTTCACCTGCCTACAGACGACATATTAGGAGCGTGGGCAAAAGTGTACAGAAAAGACCGTTCAAAGCCTTTTGTGGCAAAAGTTAATCTTAGCGAATATGACAAGAAACAAAGTAGCTGGAACGACAAAAAAGCTACAATGATAGCCAAAGTAGCCAAAGTGCAAGCCTTGCGTGAGGCGTTCCCAATGCAATTAGGGGCTATGTACACCCAAGAAGAGCAGGGCGTTGTAGAGACTCAAGGGCGTGTGGTGATAGACGCAGAGGTTATCGAGCAAAACGAACCTACGGAGAATGCACAACCTGTACAACCGGTACTAAGTGAAGAGGCTAATAAGGTAGATTTTAAAGACGTATAAAAATGAAAACACATTACTTTACATTAGGACAATCACACGTATATCGCTTTAATGGGCAAACATTAGACCACGACTGTGTGATTAAGATAACAGCCGAAAACCCCAGAGATGTAATGGTTGAGCATTTCGGCTTAAAATGGGCTTTTGAATATGATGAATGCCCCGAAATGAAGTACTTCCCACGAGGTATTTATAACTTAACAACTAATGAATGGGAATGATACCTACAAGAGTTATTAGTTCGGGTAGCGAGGGTAACGCTGTGGTTTATAACAACGCAATAATGGTAGATTGTGGCGTTACTTTCAAAGCCTTAGAATCTGTAAAACGTTCTTTAAAAATTGTGTTACTCTCGCACCAGCACGGCGACCATTTAAAATTGCGAACCTTACAACGATTACAAGCAGAGCGACCTACCTTGCGTATTGCTTGTGCTGACTTCCTCTTAGAGAGGTTGGAGGGGCTAAACAATATTGATGTACTGCAAGTGGGTAAGTTATACGATTATGGGACGTTCAAAGTATCACCAGTGAAGCTGTATCACGACGTGCCAAATGTAGGGTGGCGGATATTCCTCCCTGACGGACAAAAGATATTCCACGCTACTGATACAGCGCACTTGGAGGGTATTACCGCCAAAGGTTATGATTTGTACGCTATTGAGCATAATTACTGCGAGGAGTATATACAGCAGGCAATTGAAGAAGCACAGGCAAATGGCGAATACACACACGCTTACGGCAATATCAATACACACCTTAGCATACAACAAGCGAGGGCGTTTATCGAGGCGAACAGAAAGGAAAGCAGTGAAGTATTAGAACTGCATAAAAGTAAAAGTTATTATAAGTAAAATTAAAGAAAAATGGAAATACAAGGACAAATTAAAGTAATATTTGCTACTGAAACAGTAGGACAAAATGGCTTTCAAAAGCGTGATTTGGTTATCACCACCGATGGGCAATATCCACAAGATATTATCATTCAATTTGCACAAGGCAATTGCGCATTGTTAGACAACTTGCGTATAGGTCAAATAGTTAAGATACACTTTAACCTGCAAGGTCGTGAATGGATAAGTCAGCAAGGAGATATTAAGTACTTCAATACAGTTGTAGGGTGGAAGATTGAACTCATTAAAACCACGAATGTAGCGCAACAACAGCAACAGTACCAGCAAGCACAAGGTTATCCACAACAACCTCAATATGCTCCACCTCAACAAGCGCAAGCACACCCACCACAACAAGGGCAACCGCAATGTCAGCAGGGGCAAATGTTTAACAATATGGGACAAGCACCCGCACAAGAAGATGACGGAATGCCTTTTTAGAAAACAATTTAAAATAAATAAAAAATGAAAAAGTATGTAATTAAATTTAGCCACGTGGAAGAAAGTGAGTACACAGCGGTTGTAGAAGCAGAAAGCTATGAAGAAGCAATGGATATTTTTGAAGAAAGTCCTTTTGAGTATCTTGAAGATGAAGAACCCGACAGTGTGCAAGGACACGCATTTCACGTTAGTAAAGTAACTGAAGATGGTGAGGTTGTGTATGAAAAATCAAAGAAACTGAATGTTGAATACTGTTAATATTAGGTAATTAACACAACAAAAAGCAAGTATCAAAAGGGATAGTAGCAGGTTCGATTCCTGCCTTGCTTTCAAAGACAATAAAGTATGATTTTCAACGCAACCAACGAGTTTGATATACAAAGAGCAAAGGAGCGTTTAGCGTTTCTCATCGAGAAGAAAAAGACCTTTGAAATTACCGAGAAGAAGCCTAAACGCACCTACTCACAGAATAATTACATTCACCTCCTCTTTGCGTGGTTTGCATTAGAATACGGCGAAACACCCGAATATGTGAAGCAAGAGATGTTTAAGAAGATTGTTAACCCTCAGATATTCCGTACCGAGTATGTGAACCGTAAAACAGGCGAGATAAGAGAAGCGTGGCGAAGTACAGCGAGTTTGGACACTAAGGAGATGACAACCGCCATTGATAATTTCAGAGATTATGCCAGCAAGGAAGCAGGTATATACCTACCAACGCCTGATGATTTGGCGTATCTGAATGAGATAGAAAAGCAAGTGAATAATTTACAAGGAAAATATTATTAAAAAATTGAAATATGTACGAAATAACAACAATTAACAAAATGGGACAAACAATGTCAAGCCGTGAGATTGCCGACCTAACAGGCAAAAGACACGACCACGTATTAAGAGATTGTGACGCTCTTAATGAAAATTACGAAAAAATGGGCTTCCCCAAAATTGGGGAGGGGTATTATACCCACCCAAACACGGGTAACCAACAACACCGAGAGTACCGCCTTACCAAAATGCAAACATTCGACCTAATGACAGGATATAGTGCCGAGTTGCGTATTAAAGTAAATCGCCGTTGGGCAGAATTGGAGGCAAAAGAACAAGCGCACCAACAAATTCCCCAATCATTTTCAGAAGCATTGCGATTAGCAGCCGAACAAGCAGAGAAGATAGAAGCACAACAAAAGCAACTGCAAGCACAAGCACCTAAGGTATTATTTGCCGATACAGTAATAGGCTCTCAATCGTCTTGCCTTATTGGTGAATTGGCAAAACTCATAACTCAAAAAGGCTATGAGATAGGAGAAAAGAGGTTATTTAAATGGTTACGAGAAAACCACTACTTAGGTACACGAGGTGAGTACTACAATATTCCTAATCAACAATACATTGAGCAAGGACTATTTGAATTAAAGAAAGGTACACGCTCAGGTAATGGTGGCGTAATGCACACCACAATTACACCTAAGGTAACGGGTAAGGGGCAAGTTTATTTTGTTAATAAGTTTCTTAAAACAATATAAAAGAATTGTAATGTAGCCATCGTGCACCCCGATAGGCAAGCACTCACGTTCGAGCCGTGAGCGGGGGCTAAATTTAAAATCAAAGAGTAATGAGAACAATCAAATTTAGAGCAAAATTACACCCTGCAATGGGTAGTGAGTGGGTATATGGAGATTATGTAACAGGTATATATGTAGACCCTGAATACAACAGCCCTTCTATATCACATTTTATAAGTACAAAAAAAGGAGATGACCCCAACAATCCTGAATTCCTATTTCAGAATAATTATAATGTAAGAGTGTTAGATATTCAAGAGGAAACATTAGGACAATTTACAGGACTGTATGATATAGATGGCAAAGAAATCTATGAAGGTGATATCGTTGAAAAAGCAGTAAATAATATAATTAGTAGTCATAGATTTAAGATTGTATACTCTGAATGTTTTGCTGGATTTTGTAGACTTTATATAAAGAAAAAGGGTACAAGAGATGGTTTAATAAGTCTTTCTGAAATGGATATAGATAGAGAAGAAATAAAAGTAATCGGAAACATTCACGACAACCCCGAATTACTAAAACAATAATTAACAACCTGATTTGAAGGAGATTGAGTGCGCATAAATCTTTATCAAATCTCTAATTTCAAATCAAAAATGAATGAATATCAGAAATTTTTGCAACAAAAGCAAAAGGCAAAGGAGCATAAGGGATTTACCCCACTACCGATGAACCCTAAACTATTTCCCTTTCAGCAGTATATCGTTGCCCAAAACATTATGAAAGGCAAACACGCTGTATTTGCTGATTGCGGTCTGGGTAAGACAGTAATGGAACTTGAAACAGCGAGCCAAATCGTAAGGCACACTAATAAGCCCGTGTTAATCATTGCCCCTTTGGTAGTGGTAGCACAAACCAAAAGGGAAGCAGAAAAGTTTGGTTTTGACCTTGATAAGGTAACGATCACCAATTTTGAGAATTTACACAACATCAACCCACAAGAGTATGCAGGGCTGATCGTCGATGAAAGTTCGATAATGAAAAACTTTGAAGGGCAAATCAAAAAGCAACTATTTGAGTATTTCCACAATACTCCTTATAAGTTTGCGTTTACCGCAACACCTTCGCCTAACGATCCTATGGAGCTGGCAAACCATTCAGAGTTTTTGGGTTATCAAAGTAGATTAGGAATGCTTGCTACTTACTTCATCAACGATCAAGATCACACGAGCAAATGGCGACTAAAAGGACACGCAGTAGAGAAGTTCTACCAGTTCGTATCGAGTTGGGCGATAATGCTTACCAACCCTGCTGATATAGGTTACCCAATGCAAGGGTATGATTTATCAGATGTGATTTACAAGGAACACCAAATTATTACACAAAATGATTTCAGCAATGGTTTGTTATTCCCCGATATGGCAGTGTCGGCTACTGATTTTAACAAAGAGTTGAGGCGCACCAAAGAACAACGTATCGCTAAGGCTATTGAGATTGCTAATGCCGATGATGATCCTCATATCGTATGGGTGAAACATAATGACGAAAGTAAGGAAGTAACAGCTGGTATTCGTGGAGCAGTAGAAGTATCAGGAAGTGATACCCCAGAGGATAAAGCGCAAAAGCTGTTAGATTTTGTAGACGGTAAATACAGAGTATTAGTAACAAAACCGCAGATAGCAAAATACGGGCTAAACTTTCAGCACTGCCTGCATCAAACTTTTATGAGCCCTGACTTCTCATTTGAAGGCTTTTACCAAGCAGTAAGACGATCACATCGTTTTGGAAAAAAAGGTGATGTAACAGTGAATATCATCACTACCGACACAATGCAGAACGTTATGAGCACGATAAGAGAGAAGGAGACACAATTCAAACAAATGCAAAAATTAATGATTAAAAACCAAGAAGTATGCAAACACCTACATTCAGAGCCATACACGGCGATTGCGTAGAGGAGGTAGCAAAACTCCCTACTGATAGTATAGATTTCTCAATATTCAGTCCCCCATTTGCCGAGTTGTACGTTTATTCAGATGATATTCGTGATATGGGTAACTGCCAAGATTACGAAGAGTTCTTTGTACATTTTCAATTCCTTGTAAAAGAATTAGCAAGGGTAGTAAAGAGCGGGCGATTGGTAGCCGTACATTGTATGGACTTACCGGCAATGAAAAGCAAAGATGGGTATATAGGTCTTAAAGACTTTTCAGGAATGATCATTCAATCATTCCAAAAAGAGGGGTTTATTTACCACGATAGAATAACAATTTGGAAAAGCCCAGTGGTAGAGATGACCCGCACCAAGTCTATCGGGTTGCTTCATAAAACGATCAAAAAAGACAGTAGTATGTCTCGCACGGGTATTCCTGATTATATCTTAGTATTTCGCAATGCAGGTGATAATCTTGTACCGATCACACACCAAGATACTGATGAGAAACAAGAGAATTACCTCCCCGTAACTTTATGGCAAAAGTATGCCGAGCCAGTATGGTATGACATCAATTACTCCGATACCTTGCAATACACCAGTGCTCGTGATGAGAAGGACGAAAAGCATATTTGTCCGTTACAATTGGAGACGATTAGACGTTGTTTGCACTTATGGAGTAATGAGGGTGAAACAGTATTAAGTCCATTTGGTGGCATAGGCAGTGAAGGACACGAGAGTTTGAGACTAAAACGCAACTTTATAGGGATAGAATTAAAACCCTCATATTACAACCAAATGCAAAGAAACTTGAAACGAATGATTGATGATCTTAATCAAACAACGTTATTCTAATAACTCATTCATTTTTCACCCCCTTGCTTGTCGAGGGTGAGGGGGTGTTTTTTAAACTAATAAATATGCAACTATGAAAGATACATTTATTCTAAAGACTAAATACGGAAGTGTGGTCAATAAATTGTCCGACAAGCAGGCAGGCGTTCTTTTCAAAATGTTATTCGAATATGTGGAGAACGGGGCAAATGCAGGCTCAACAGACGATAAAGTTGAAATGGCTTTTGAATTTATCAAATTAGATTTAGATGCGTTTTCTGAAAGTTATCAAAAGAAATTAGCGGTTAATAAAGAGAATGGGAAGAAGGGAGGTAATCCGAATTTTGCGAAAGGAAAATCTAATCCTTATTACGAGAAAAAAGATAACCCAAAGATAACCGAAGATAACCCAACATTACCCAACATAACCGAAGATAACCCTAATGATAATGATAATGATAATGTTTATAATAATATAAACAAACAAACAAACACGCACACGCACGAGGAAAAACCGAAAGAGGCAAAATCGACTTTAAAAGCCTATGACGATTTTAAAGGAGATACCATAGCGCTGGCAGCGTGGCTCGCTAAACGTTGGAATGACGCTAAGCGACATTATAATGTTGGCGCAATAGGCAATGTGGTGATATTAGGGAATGCTAAGATGAATCTCATCGAAGTTGCTAAGAACTACACGCAAGGAGAAATCGATTTAGCAATAAAAGGCGTGTTCATTCAGAAGCAGATTTACCCGCAATTCACACTATCTCCTGATAAAATGTTAGAGCCTGACCATTTTAGCACGTTTTATAATGCCGGACTAACAGATACCCAACTCTATACAGAAACCCCACAGAAGGGGCAGAAGGGTGGCAAATCGGGGGTGGTGCGTAATATTGGAGATTTGTGATTTAACTAACAACTAAAAGAAAAAAAAGCAATGGCTAAAAATTTATTAGATGTAGATGTGGCAATGCGAAGATTGTCATATTTAGTAAAGCGAAAGGGAAATATTGACGATAAAGAGGCGTATAACTCAGTTGTGAAGTTCTTGAGAACCACTCAGGAATATCAAACTGATAAATACCCCCTTTTGTCAAGGCTATTTTGTTATATATTTCTTGCGCGCTTCAGATTTGCACAACAAGAAGGTGAGAATATAACAGCGAATACTATCTTGGGACATATATACGAAGTTATACAGAAGCCTCTTGAATGGTGGATTGATGATATTGCTTTCGAGAGTAAAATGCTTCGTTATGAGGTGGCGTATAAGGATTATGAACGGGGACTTCGTGAAGCAAAAAGGATAGCCGAAGCAAACAAAACACCCGCAGAGGAAAGCACAAGTTTGAAAGATGAATACCGTCCAGATGATATTACGAGAGTTATCAAGGAGAGGGGAAAAATTATTGACGAGAAAATGAAAGACGCAATAACAGCACTTACTAAGGAATATAAACAAGAGGATATAGAATATTTCATCAAATCAGAAATAACTAAACTGTCACTACTATGCCATTGAAATTAGAAGAAGTAAGAGAAGATATAGAGATTTCTCCCTTTGACGATTTGTGGTTTGCACGAGAATATGAAAGGGCATACATTCCTCTTGACAAACCCTTACCTCCGCCAGAAACTCTCATCAGCATTGGAGAACACCAATTTAAGGGGAATTGTTATCCTACAACTGTAATGACAGCGGGGAGTTTTAGCGTGATAGCTGCGCCTTCGAAAAGCAAAAAAACGCTTTTCAAAACGCAACTTTGTGCAACCTATATTGGAGGTAATGCTTCTTATAGATTCCCAAACATACACTCACATCGTAGAGAAGATTATTATATCTTAGACTTTGACACCGAGCAATCTGAATACTATGCTCAGCGTACGTTTAAATCTGTTGCTGATATAGTAGGCACAATATATCCTCAGTATTTAACGTTCAAAATATGTCACCTATCTGCCGAAGAGCGTGTAGCGTTCATAGAGAAAGTATTGGAGCGATTTAAGGGGAAAGTCAAATTAGTGTTTATTGATGGTATAGCCGACTTGATGAACGATGTAAATAATCTTGAATGGAGTAACCAAATAGTGCATAAACTTATTAAATGGGCGGACGATTATAAGATACATATATGCACAATTATTCACGTAGCATATGGCGTTACCAAAGCCACTGGTCACTTAGGTAGTGCGGTAACTAAGAAGGCAGAGACTGTTTTCTTATTAAAAGTTGATGATAATGATAAAAACATCGTGGAAGTTCTCCCACAATATACACGTGGATACCCTTTTGATTCGTTTAAGTTTATGGTTGATAGTAATGATTTTACAATTTACTTTTATGATGAATTTACAGGGCAAATGGCTAAGCCTATGGGGAATATACCAAGAGAACCAATACAAGAGCGAAGTAATAATGCCATACCTGCAGCGTCGCCAAGTGAGGCATTTGGCAATGAACCTGATAACGGGGTGCTTTTTTAAAGATTTGAAACAATGAAAATCATAGACCTATTCAGCGGTATTGGTGGTTTTTCGCTCGGATTTCAGCGGGCTGGCTACCACTTTACAGAGCATTATTTCAGCGAAATAGATAAACACGCAATCGCAAACTATAAAAACAATTTTCCAAATGCAAAACACATCGGAGATATTACAACTATTCAGCCCGCAGACATTGCAGGAGCAGACATTATCACTTTCGGTTCGCCTTGCCAAGATTTCAGCCTTGCTGGAAAGCGCGCAGGGCTTAAAGGAAGCAAAAGTAGCCTTATCACGTACGCAATTGCCCTCATTGCTGACATCAGACCAAGTGTTTTTATCTGGGAAAATGTTAAAGGAGCATTCTCCTCAAATGCTCGTGCAGACTTTTGGGCAATTCTCCAAGCGTTTGCCAAAATTGGGGGTTATCGACTTGAATGGCAATTGCTTAATACAAGCTGGCTACTACCCCAAAATCGAGAGCGAATATACCTTATCGGACATCTTGCAGGAAGAAGTGAGTGCGGAGTATTTCCTATCACAGAAAATGACATCAAAGGAAGATTAAATACACCGAATGACACCCACATACAAGTAGGCACATATCGCACTCACAACGACGGTAAGGGATTTAGAGAAGTAAAAAGCAATATTGCCCCTACTATCCAGGCAAGAGCAAGGGAAGACGGCAGTGGTATGCCTGTGATTAGAAAGAATGGCGTACGCCGTCTTACGGAAATTGAATGTGAACGCTTGCAAGGTTTTCCAGATAACTATACACAATACGGCGACTATGACGGCACGGTAAAGTCTATTGCTAAGACACAACGCTACAAGCTCATTGGTAATGCCGTAACAGTGGATATAGTAGAATTAATAGCAAAAAAAATAAAATTTACAGAACAATGAAAAAAACAAAAAAAAGAAAAGAAGTTCGCTTTAAAGAAGGCGACAAAGTAAGAATAATCTCTAAGAATATAGAAGGTGTTATTATTAGCGTTGATAGCGTTAATATGATTTACGAAAACTGTACATATAGAGTAAGGGTTGGTAAATACACTACTCCAGTAACTGTGTCCAATTTAGAAAAAATAACAAAACAATGAAAAAACAATCACCAAAAGAACGAGAAGCAGTAGAATTATTCGAGTATGCTGCACGTAACCTCATCAAGGAATTTTGCCACAAGCAAGAACTACAATTTGAATTCGACAATTACGATGTAGGTATAGGCATTATATGCTTATCGGATTACTTTTTCAATATTGAGGATATATACTTCGATATGAAGAACGACAAGCCGAAGGGAAAGATATTGCAATGGTATGATTATGTACTAACGAGGGAGTCCAATATCAATTATCGCTCCTACTGTATGGGAATGAGAGAAGAATTAAAAAAACAAAACAAATGAGCACTTTACATTTAACTTTAAAAAAACAGTGGTTTGATATGATACTATCAGGAATGAAAACAGAAGAGTATCGAGAAATCAAACCCTATTGGACAAAGCGGTTTTACTCAAAAAAGTACCATTACATCTGCTTTCGCAATGGGTATGCCTCCAACGCTCCTCAGTTCACCATTGAATTGAAAAGTATAACACCAAGCATAGGCAAACCCCAATGGGGCGCAGAAGAGGGTAAAACCTATTTTGTACTAAGTTTAGGGAAAATTATTAACCAAAAATTTATCAAAGATGAAAAATAGCGAATACCCTACTTGGCTTGTTTCATTTGAGATAGCCAAACTACTTAAAGAAATAGACTTTTATGATTATTGCTACTTTTTCTATAATTTTAATAAATATGATAAGGTAGAGAATATATGTAACATCACCCTTGGGTGTGAATATGTAAGTGAAAGAGATACTTTACTTCCCACTTGGGAACAAGTATTTGCTTGGTTCAGAGCGCGTGGATTGCATTGCTCTATCCGTTACCTTGTAGACCTTCAAACCTACTCCTACTACATCCACGACAATTGTAACTGGTACAAAGGTAGTGGCAATCGTGATACTTACGAAGAAGCCCGTGAGGCGTGTGTAGAAGATTTGATAAAAATATTCAATGAAAATAAAGATAGATAAAATGATTACAAAGTTAAGCGAATTAAAAGAAGGCTCTCTCATTCTATGTAAGAAGGAAGAGGATAATACTTTTTCTCCCCTGCTATTATCAGAAGAACAAGGAAAAGCCTTAAAGGCATTCCTAATTTCTTTAAGCCAAGATGAGCCTCTGGTATCATTAGAAAATTATACAAGACTAATTGAAAGAAAAACCTCCTTCACTTGTAGAGTTACGATTCCAAAGATTAATTGGGAAGGAATGCTGTAATTTTTTGAGAGACAAAGACACTTTTTTTAGTTCTTTGTCTCTTTTTTTGTAAAAAAAATATTATATGTAAAACATTGATTATATAATAGTTATGCTCTTTTGTTACAGATATAACAAAATAAATGTAAAAAAGTACGCAAAAAAGTTGTACAATCAAAAAAGTTGCCGTATCTTTGTACTGTAAAATTAAAGCAAGAACAATTATTAACATTAAAAACTCAAAGAAAATGAAAGTTACAATTAAAGACATCTACAACCAAGTATCTTACATCAACCCAAGTGTATCAACTATTAGTTCAATAGGTGATTTTGTAGAAGAAAGTAGCCGTCAAGCAGCAGCTTACAGCAGAAGAAAGTTAATTGATTATGTATCTAATGATTCTTTGGCATTCAAAATCTTAACAAGCAATCTTAAAGATTTTTTCAGCGAAAAACAAATGTGGGTAATTGCTTACGAATTACAGAAGAATGCTGAATACGTTGCTAAGTTACAAGCTGAATTAGAAGTTGAAGAAAGAAGAGCAGAAGCCAAAGCAGCCGCAAGTAAAGCAAAATTGAACGCTAACAAAGAAGCAAGCCAAGAAGTACTTGATTTTGTAAAATCAAACAAAAAACTTTTAAAAGATTATTACGATTTTGTAAAGAAAAACAAAAAATACTCTAAAGAGTACTACTCTAAGAAGTTCACCTTAGAGAGTGCAACCGAATTTGTAAACTTGTAAAATTTAAAAACAATATTAACATTTAAAACATTAGAAAAATGACAACAACAGACAAAACATTAGGCTTACAAGAATGGGTGAATGACAACAATTTCACCACTGAAACAATTAGCGATGAAGCAATAATCGAATTCATCGAAAACAAATACAGATACTACAACTATGTTGATAGTATCGAAGAAGCAGAACAGCTGTACAACGACTCTATTGATGACCGTGATGAGTGGTTAGAGTTAAGAGCGTTAGATACACCCGAACGAATCGAAACTTTTATCGTTAAAGGTGAAGAGTTTGAGGGGTATGCTCGATATGATGAAACCTATACAGTAGAGATTGTAGGTATAGCAGACCGTCAAGGCGGTGAAGAGCAATTTTATATGATTGATATTTCTCATCGCTAATAAACAATATTAACATTTAAAACAATGAAAACAGAAATCAAAACATTCAGAGTAACCTACACCAAGTACATAGGCGGTAATGGTACAATAATAGTAAAAGCAAAAGATGAAATACAAGCGATTGCTAATGCAAAATATCTTTGTGCAACAGGCAAAAATTTTAGAGAGCCTCAACAAATAGAAGATAGTTTATATACAAAACCGAGAAGACAGGGCTTTCAAGGTAGACAATAGTAACAAAAAAAGCCCCTAACAATACATTAGGGGCTTCACTTTGTAAAATTAAAACAATTCTAACGATTTAAACAACCCTTAGAAATGAGGGTGCAAAAATACAAAATAATATGGACAAAAACAAACTTTTTGAATTCAAAATGCCAAAGTTTTTATTGGCATTACAGCCCGAGCCTGAGTATTTGCCCAATAAATTTCACTTTATCTACTCACCTCTCTACTTATCTCTGATATTGGTAATTAGAGAGCGTACACAGCAGATAGTTCTTAACAGAGAATTAAAGGATAAGCCTCAGAAGTTATATGTATTCAATGAATATGAGAAGTTTAAACTCATAATAATTCAGAATAACGTAAAGATAACAGGAGGGGAATTAGCCCCTGCTATTTCTGAAACACAATTCTTAGATGAAGCGTGGGAATGGTATAATACTAATATGATAACACAAGAATAATTATGACACCACACGACAAAGTAATATACATCATTCAGCAATTGGAGATATCCGATAGCAAGGTAGCACGTGCGATAGGCAAAAGCAAGTCGACTACCACACACAAGAGAATGAACCTAAGAGGGGCAAAATTCAGTGAAGAAGAATTTACAAATCTTCGTGATTTCTACCTCGAAAAACTCAGAAAAATAGAAATGTTATAAATATAACAAAATATTTTTCACCAATAAGACGGGCATTTACTCGTCTTTTTTGTTTTTGAGCGTTTTGATATTCAGCACTTTGACTTTAACAAACATCAAAACACAACGTTACTTTTAACGTTGCAAAACTTTGATTAACAAAAAGTTACAACAAAAAATATTAGGAATTATTTAATATGTTTTGTACCTTTGCAGCATAGTTTTAAACATAAAAAATGAAACTCCAAGAAAGTACACTTCAATCCTCCTGTGTGCGTTGGTTCAGATACCAATATCCGCACCTCGTTATATACGCCGTCCCTAATGGCGGGAGTCGCAACGTGCGTGAAGCACAACGGCTTAAAGCAGAGGGGGTATTGGCAGGAGTTGCTGATTTAGTAGTTATGCTCCCTCAGGGTAAAAGTCTTTATATCGAAATGAAAATAAAAGGCAATCGCCAAACTGACAATCAAAAAGACTTTCAGAAGAAAGCAATAGCATTAGGACATACCTACGTCGTGTGCTATACCTTTGAGGAGTTTCAAAAAGTGATAAAAGATTTCATCAGCATACACGACTATTTTGCCCCAAAGATTGAGGGCTTTAAAGGAAGAAGATAATGTATAACCCCTAATTTATTAATACTATGATTTTAAAAGAAATTCAACAATCTATTGAAGCAGTGACAGGAGAACCTTTGAAGGGTAGCCTTGATAATAAGAAAATTTTTTGCGGATTAGCAAGAAAGCACGACAACGCCTCTCAGTCCAAGATAGCAAAATATTTACAAATTCCCCTTTCTAATATATCTTACTATCTCAAACAGCACGCAATATTGAGCAAAACTATAGGATATAGTTACGTGTTCAAACAAATAGAAGCTGACCTTATTCATCGTTGCCAATAGTCTCTTTCATTAATAATTTCTTCATTTGGTTTTGCTACCGCCCCTAACGAATGTTGGAGGCGGTAGATTTTATTTATCATACCCTTTTGTTTTATTCAACTCCAATAGTTTAGAATATAATTCAAACATACCTCCCTTACTTGTAATCCAATCCGTTATTACATTCACAAGCTCATTTATATCATCAGTAAAAGCCATTCTACCATCAGCCCCACGTATCCCCTTATCATTTTTTCTATGTCCACGAGTTAAAAAAACATTCTTTTCCTCATAAATAAAATTCCTTTCTTTTTCAAATTGTTTTCCCTTAGGCAAATGTTTTTTAAGCAGTCTATTTACCACATTATAATACAGTTCATACTTTTCTTTTGGATTATCTATTTGCTCCAAAACCAAGTCAGCAATTTCACTTTTCAAAACTACATCACCATCAAAATCAAACTGAAAACTTTCTTCTTTGTTTTTGTCAGCTTCCATTAGCAATTGTAGTCTTTCTTCTTCCTGTTCTTGCAGTTTTTTCAGCAATTCTTCTTGTACTTGTTTTTCAGTACGATTTCCTTTATTTTTCATAGTTATATGTATATAGTTTCTTTTAATTCTTTTACAGCTTCTAATAACGAACTCCTTTCAAAAGGGTGAGTATTAATCAACTCTAAAGCCTCTTTCATTTTAGGGATATATTTATTATAAAAAGCCCATTCTTTTGTTTGAAAACAATAAATAGCATAAATAATTGAAGAATGTATTCCCCACTGATTTGCTAATTTTTCTATTTGATAAGGAGAATTAATATAAGCAGTTGCATAATTTAATCTACTTTCATTTAAAAGATAATCCTTAGCAAAATTATCTGCTCTTTCTTCGTCCATTAGAAACAAATCCCCTTCGCCACTACTAATATGATAAGTTCGCTTTGCTATTTCTTCAAAATCGAATAAAACGTGATAAAGCTCGTGTAGCAAAGTAAACCATAGAGTAGGATAATTCTTTTGAAAGTCAGATAACACTACGCAAGGTTTCCCATTTACTACCATTGTAGCACCTCTTACTTGCAATTTTTCAATGCTCGGTTGATAGATAACTGTAACCCCCACTTGAAACAAAGCTTTAATAACGCTTATTAGCCCTGTTTTTACATTACGGGTATAAGGACGTATTTTAGGAATAAGCTCTTTTAAAGCAACCCTATCATATATATTAGGATTGTCAATCATCTTAAATTGAATGAAAGCCGATTGCACCCAAAACCTACGCATAAGTTCACTTGCATCACGTTTGGCACTACTAAAAGCAGAAAAAGGAATATTATCAGAGTAATTATAGATACTATCTAAATGAAAGAATTTTATTATCTTCTGAGATAAGTCTTTTGAATGGTTATCAGTCTTGAAAAATTTCATTTTTGTAAGAGATGCCACATCAAAATTTTCCACAATATACCCAGCTTCCTTTGCTCTTTGTATTTCACCTATTTGTGAAGCGTTCATATCAGGCAAATACAATCTTGTCAAATCATTTACTGTTATTCCTAAAAAGTGAGACAATTTTATGATATTAGTAAAATTAATATGCTTTGCTGTCCCTTCAAGTATAGGCGTTAAAGTCTTATTGTCAATCCCTAAAATCTTTTGTATTTGCCTATCTGAAATCCCTAAAGTAGCTTTTTTATTGTTATACAGCTCTTTTAAAGAATAGTTATAGAAATTAGCCAAAGGATAATCAATATCCAACACCTTACTCATTTGCTTGTTATACTCATTCATAGATTGACGAAAATTTTCCGCAAAGATACAAAATTAATTTAAAACTACAATTATAACGAGGAAAATTTTCCTCACTTTTATTTTTCAATCTCTTTTGTCTCCTCCTGCTGAAACTGTTCTTTCATATGCACACTATCCGCCTCTTGTGAGTATGGGTACTTTCTTACAATCCCCAGCCAGTGACCCTGTTCATCGTAAAAATGAGCAAAACCTTCAGGAGGCAATAACAATTCAAAAAATGAAACCCCTATAACCTCTGATACTTTCTGAATAGTATCAAGGGAGTTGTTTTTAAGGTTCTTGTTTAGCGTCTGATATTGTACCCCCAGCGTGTTTGCTACGTCAGCAAGTTTAAACCCTTTGCTTTTAATCTTTTTAGAAATATAGTTATAATCTATCATATATAAGAATAATTACATTGACGTTGCAAAAGTATGTAAAATAATTGATATAACAAAATAATCAAAAAAATATTATTCGCATAAGTGCTTACTATCAATCACTTACAAAATAAATTACAAAATATATAAAAAAAAGTATATAAAAATTTGCATATGTGTAAAAATAATTATACCTTTGCACCGTCAAACAATAAGAACAAGTAATAACATTAAACACATTAATAGTATGAAAGCATTAGAATTAAAAGACCTCAAAGCAGGTAAATTTTACAAAGAAAGTTCTGAAACCTCTACAGTTTATGTAGAAATACTTTCAGAAGGTAGAAAAGGCAACTGTAACTATATAGTTATAACCTATGAAGAAGGCAAGGTATTAACATTTTCAGTTAAAAGAAAACACCCTATATTCGCAATTGAACGATATAATGAAGGTTACACCCCTTGCACTCAAAAAGAGTTCAAAGCAGCCATAAAA